CATCTGCAGTCCCTTATGCAAAAGGGCTGATCATATGCCTGCGCTCTGAAAAACGGGAGCGCATGTCGATATACATTCAGGAGTTTCGATGACAAACGAGCAACAAGCCCTGGCAGACATGCCGATCTGGATGGTCATCGTTCTATCGCTCGTCGGAGGGATCTCTGGAGAGATGTGGCGGGCTGATAAAGCCGGGACGCGGGGTTGGTCGCTGATGCGGCGCCTGGCGCTTCGGTCCGGCGCGTGCGTTGTATGCGGGGTATCGACCACGATGCTTCTCTATGCGGCAGGGGTATCGATCCTGACGGCCAGCGCGGCGGGCTGCCTCACTGCGATGGCGGGGGCTGACGTCGCCATCGGCCTGTACGAGCGCTGGGTCGCGAAGCGGCTGGGCGTGGACGAGAGTTCGCCGGCCTCCGGTCAGAATCGGTCGTGATGTTAGGCGAAATGCGGGTTTTCAGGCCGAAAAGTGGCCGGGGACCCTGCGGCGTCCCCGAGGGTACGGGACGGGAAACCCGCGGGACTTTGTTAGCGGGAGGTTCACCAGCTTAGTGAACCGAGTGAACGGGTGAACACCCCGTATTTATTGGGTGAACTGGACTTTCCACATGACCGTTATCAGCAAAACGGAATTTGCGGCACGGCGCGGATGGGCGAAGTCGTACGTTTCCAAACTGGCGAAACAGGATCGTCTGGTCCTGACCGAGGATGGAAAGGTCGAACTCGAAGCCACCGAGCTGCTCCTCGCATCGTCAGCCGATCCGAGCAAAGCAGCCGTCACCGCACGGCATGACCAAACTCGCGTTGAGCGAAACGTACACGCAGAGCTCGCCATCGCCGCCGAACCACCTGCGGTGCAGGCGACCAGCAAGGCGCCGGATTTCCAGAAGGCCCGGGCCCATCGCGAGTACTTCCTCGCACAGCTCGCCGAGGCCGAATTCCACAAGGTGCAAGGCAATCTGGTCGAGCGCGAAGCGGTCAACAACGCAGCCTTCGCCGCCGGGAGGATGGTGCGGGATTTGATGTTCGGCTTGTCACCGCAGCTTGCTCCCGAGCTGTCTGCGATGACCGATCCCTGGGAAATAGAAAAACACCTCACTGGTGCCTTCCGACGTGTCTTCACAGACGCCGGTCGCATGGGCGCCGCTGACCTTGAACAAGCCATGACAGAGACCTGAACCCATGCCCCAAGGTTACGCAGACGGTGCTCAGGTGTACCGCGAGGCGTACATCCGAGGGCTGACACCGGACCCCGACCTATGGGTCGATGAGTGGGCCGACGAATACATGCGCATTCCGCGCGATACGGGGGCCGCTGAGCCCGGCAAATACCGCACCGCACGCACGCCGTATGCCCGTGAGCCCATGCGCTGCCTGTCCCCGGCGCACCCTTGCAAGCGCGTCGTCACGATGGTGGCCTCGCAACTGATGAAAACCCAGATTGCGCTGAACTGGATCGGCGGGCTCATCCACATGGCGCCGTCGAACATCCTTACGTTGCTGCCCAGTCTCGGCCTTGCCAAGCGCGTGTCATCGCGAATCAGCAAGACGATCAAGGCGACCCCGGAGCTGCGCGACCGTGTGGCCGTTAGCCGCTCACGGGACGCCCGCAACACCATGGACACCAAGGAGTTCGAAGGCGGCTCTCTGTACGTGACCACAGCAGGCTCTGCAGCCAACCTGGCCGAGTTGTCCGCTCGCTACGTTTATGGCGACGAAGTCGACCGTTGGGACGTTGACGTCGGCGAGGAGGGCGACCCTATCGAACTCGCAGAGACCCGGGGCAGTACGTTTGGCCGAAACGCCAAGTTCTACTTCTCGAGCTCGCCGACGATCAAGGGAGCGTCACGCATCGCTGATCTGTTCGAGTCCAGCGACCAGCGTTTTTACTTCGTGCCGTGCCCGACGTGCGGCCACATGCAGACGCTTGAGTGGGAACGGCTGCACTACTCGGCAGACTTCAGCATCGCGCATTACCAATGCGCCGGGCCGGAATGTGACGTACTGATCGAGGAGCATCACAAAGGCGAAATGCTCGCCGGCGGTGAATGGCGAGCGACCGCCCTGGGCGACGGTGAAACCGTAGGCTTCAATCTGAATGCCCTGTATTCGCCGCTCGGCTGGATGGACTGGAAGTCCCTCGCCAAACAGTTCGAAAAGGCAAAGAAAGCCCAGAGCAAAGGCGACTTGGAACCTATGCAGGTGTTCTACAACACACGCTTGGCGAAGGTGTGGGACAGCGCGCAAGAGCAAACCAAAGCCGATGAACTGATGGTCCGCGCGCGGCAAGAACTGTTTTCACTCGGGAGCGTTCCCGCAGGTGCGTTGATGCTTACCGGCGCTGTTGACGTTCAGGCAAATCGGCTTGAGGTGATGGTGATCGGCTGGGGTGTCGGCATGGAGCGATGGATTGTGGATCACCAGGTCATCGCTGGCGATCCTGCCGATGAGCGCACCTGGGCGGTGCTGGATGAGTTGCTGAAAGTCCGGTATCGACATCCTTCCGGGGTGGGCCTCGGGATCCTCGCTACTGGTGTGGATTCCGGTGGTCACCACACCGATGAGGTTTATCAGTTTTGCCGGGTGCGACGCTGGCGCAATGTTTTCGCCCTCAAAGGCGCGAGCAAGCCGGGCAAACCGGTAATCGCTCAGCGGCCTTCAATGGTCGACGTGACATGGAAAGGTCAGACCGAACGAGGCGGCGCGGAGCTATGGTTCGTGGGGACAGACACCGCGAAGGACTGGATCTACAACCGTTACCCGTTCGAATCGGGTCCCGGTGCGCTGCACTTTGCCAACGATTTGCCCGACGATTTCTTCGCCCAATGCGTGGCAGAGCGCAAGGTCGCCCGCTATGTCAGAGGGCATAAGCGGATCGAATGGATCAAGGGTAAAGCCGAGCGAAACGAAGCGCTCGACCTGATGGTGTACAACCTGGCGATGGCTCATTACCTGGGCATCGCTCGATACAAAGAGCACGAGTGGGACCGAGTACGGCAGGCGTTGGCGCAGTCGGGATTGTTTGACGACGCAGTGAGTGCTCAACGAGTACCAAGAGAGCGGCCCGATGTGGCTGACCAAGAGATGCAGGTAACTCCATCTGAGCCTATCTCGCAGCGTGCGGTGCCGATACCAAAGCGCCGTAGCTCCAGTAGCGGTTATCTGAAACGGCGATGATTACGAGGACAGCCCTACCAGAGGGCTGATGAGGCGTGCCCCGATTCCTAAGGCCTCAGATACCAGGCTACGCATGGTTTCCTTGCCACCCTCTTTAACAGCATCCGTGAGCCTGTCGCCCAACGACGGCCCTCCTGAAATGCTGGAAGGCGTCGCTTTCATAACTTCCAAACCTTTCGACGTCAGCACCGCGTCGATTAGTCCCAGGCTAATTACCTGGCCTGAGATGTAGCCGGCGTCTCTTAACCACAAGATCGTTGCCGTCACGAACTCGGACTCCTCTTGATAGACCTCTAAGACGAACTCATCGTCTTTCCAGGCCTTCGGAATGACTTCGAAATCGCTCAGCTTTACGGGGATTGGAAAGGTCGCATAGAGCCTGGCAAATATGAGCGCGGCATATTCGTCGAATCGATCAATGTTTGAGGTTGCCACAGAGATTCCTAGTCAAGAGAGCCATACCCGAGAGTAGCGATAACTCCAGCACGTCTTCAAACCCTTCTGCGTCTTTAAGTGGATTTCCCCATGTCCTTCACCCCAAAACACCTCGAAGCCGTCGAGGCGGCCATCGCTCGCGGCGAGAAAACCGTGCGCTACACCGACCGGACGGTTGAATACCGCACCGTCGATGAGCTGCTCAAAGCCCGCGAAGAGATTCGCACCTCGCTGGCGAGCAGCGGCAAACCGCGCTCGCGGGTTTTCAGGATGTACCACGGCGGCAAGGGGCTCTGATGGCACGTTACCCGACGCTTACCCGTAACGGTTTCCTGTTGCCGGAGCGCATCAAGGCCAGCTACGAAGGCGCCGGAGAGGGCCGGCGTTCAGCCAGCTGGAATGCTCCTGACGGCAGCGCGAATACGTTGATGATGCCGGCACTGCGCAACCTGCGCAGCCGATCCAGAGCCGCCGTCCGCAACGATCCCTACGCTTTCAACGCCATCGATAAACGCATCAGCAACCTCATCGGTACAGGCATCAACCCTCGGCCGAAAACCGATGATCCAGGGCTCCGCGGCTTGCTGCAGAACCTTTGGGAGGACTGGGTCGAGGAGTCCGATGCCGATGGCGTGACTGACTTTTACGGCCAGCAAGCGCTCATCGCGCGCACCGTCGAAACCTCAGGTGAATGCTTTGTGCGGATGAGGCCGCGAAGCCTGGATGAAGGTTTGGCCGTGCCACTTCAACTGCAGATCCTGGCGCCGGAGTTTGTTCCCCATGACAAGTTCGAAACGACCAGCAACGGCAACGCGATCCGCGCGGGCATCGAATTCGAGCCCTCTGGCAGGCGCGTAGCGTTCTGGATGTACCGCTCCCATCCAAGGGAGTGCTCAGGGGGCTCGGCGGGCTACAACCAGCTGGTGCGCGTTCCTGCCAGTCAGGTACTGCACATCTTTGAGCCGGTGGAGCCAGGCCAGCTGCGAGGCCTGCCGCGTTTATCGCCAGTGCTCAAACGCCTGCGCAGCCTGGACAACTACGACGATGCAGTGCTGTTCCGGCAGGAAGTCGCGAACCTGTTCGCCGGTTTCATCAGTCGGCCCGCGCCCGAATCGGGCCAGGTCCCGCGTGACCCGGTCACGGGGCAGTTGTTGAACGCTGATGCGGACGGCTTCACGCCAATGGTTGCGCTGGAGCCCGGCACGATGCAGGAGCTGGGCCCGGGAGAGGAAGTCGAGTTTTCCAAGCCGCCGGATGCGGGTAACCACTATCCGGATTTCATGCGTCAGCAACTCATGGCAGCGGCCGCAGGTTGCGGGACCCCTTACGAACTGCTCACCGGCGACATGCGCGATGTGAACGACCGCGCGCTGCGTGTGGTGCTCAACGAGTTCAGACGGCGCCTTGAGCAACTGCAATTCAGTGTTTACGTCCACCAACTCTGCCGGCCAGTGCGTGCGGCATGGATGGACATGGCGATCCTGTCCGGCGCGCTGGTACTCCCGGACTACGCGCAACGTCGCCGTGAATACCTGCGCACACGCTGGGTGCCACAAGGCTGGGCTTACATCCATCCGGTGCAAGACGTGCAGTCTCGCATGCTTGAGGTCAACGCAGGTTTTGCCTCACGCAGCGAGATGGTGCTGCGCACTGGCTACGACGCCGAAACGGTCGATGCGGAAAACGCCGCCGATCAAGAGCGCGCTCAGTCGCTGGGCCTCAACTACAGAACCCTGAAAACGTTCGAATCTGCGGACGACAAGGAACAACCATGAGCAAAAAGACGCCCCCGCGCATCTACGACAGTGCCGGCAAGCAAGTGCCTGTCTCGGCAAAAAACTGGTACTTCCTGCAGGCGAGTACCGAGGCCGAACAACCCGTTATCGAAGTCTACGTCTACGGCGAGATAGGCGGCTGGGGGATCACCGCCAACCAGTTCGTGCGAGACCTCCGCGCGCTGGACGACGGGACATCCCCCATCGTTGTCGCGTTCAACAGCATTGGCGGCGATCTGTTCGATGGCCTGGCCATGCACAACGCGCTGTCGCGCCTCGGAGAGCGCTGTACGGCGAGGGTGGATGCCTTGGCGGCAAGCGCAGCCAGCATCGCGGTGTGCGGCGCGCATCGGGTGGTAATCGCTTCGAATGCCATGCTGATGATCCATAACCCCTGGACATACTCCAGCGGTGATGCCGATGACTTCCGTCGAGTCGCGGACGTTCTCGATCAAACGCTTGAAGCAATCATCGCCGCCTATAAATCTAAGGCCCCGGCTATTGATGACGGCGAGCTTCGACGCCTCGTTAACGCTGAGACTTGGCTGACCGCCGCCGAAGCGGTAGCCCTTGGGCTCGCCGATGAGATCGGCAATGGTATCGAGGTCAAGGCCTGCATAGGTGAGGGCGCGGTGCTTCATCGGTACCAGCATGCCCCCGAAGGCTTGCTGGCACAGCTCGATGAGCCATCTGAGCCGCCGACTCAGGATGATCCGCCAGCGCCTGAAATCGACTCAACCAGACTCGCGCTGATGATCACTCAAGGTTGTACGTCGGCCGGCATCAGCAACCTGATCGAACCTCTGATAGCCCTGACCAGGCTTGCCGACGAGGCCACGGTCCAGAAGGCGCTCACGCAGGCGAAGGCCATCAAGGATCTTTGCGTCGCCGCGAGGCTGCCTGAGCTGGTCGAGGAGTACGTGCTCGCCGAGCTGGACCCTCAAGCGGTTCGTGCTCGTCTGTTCGACAAGCTCACGGGTAAAGGTGGGTTTGAAATCGACAACAGCCTGCCACTGGAGCCCGATCCGATTCAGGCAACGGCCCGACAGCCCAACCCCGGTGGCATCTGGGCGGCGCGGCGCAACAAAGGTAAACAGCAAACATCTGCCAACGGAGCAACCCGATGAACATCAGAACCGAATCATTTCACGCAGGCGAGTTCCTGCTTTCCGAAGGCAATGGCCAGATCTCCCGGGAGGCCATCAACGTTGCTGCAGGCGCGGCGCTGCAGGCAGGCCAGATTCTGGGATTGATCACTGACAGCGGCGAATTTGCTCCCTACGACCCGACAGCAGAAGACGGCAGCGAAAACGCAGCCTGCATCTTGTTTGGACCACTGGGCCAGTCCGACGTCATGCGTCGTGGCCGAGCGATCG